TGTAAAATTACTTTAGACTTAGATGCTTCATCAGACATTAAATCATCAAGAATACACAGTGTAGGTCTTTTACCAAATATCTTAGTACCACGAATACCTGTAGTAGCACCAAATAGCTTAACTGCTAATCTATGACCTGCTTTATTAGCAAACTCTATATAAGTATCAGTAAATTTAGCAACGGGTAGTTGTTCTTTTAAGAAATCTGAGTTCTCATATCTATACTCAATATTCTTTCTAGCAGACTTAACACCGTTCTCAATAGAATCAGTTACATATATCATTCCTGATACATCACCTAAATAAGGTAGCTCATGAAATACTGCTAGATATAGAGTTAAATACTCCATAAATAAAGTAGTCTTAGCTGCACCACGGAAGATTAAATTAGCTACATATTGACTAGGACTTGCTAGCTTATCAAGCATTTTAAGGTGTACAGGGGGGGTCTTATTACCTTCTCCCTGTGCTCCGTTAACTAATTTAATAAAGTTCATAAACCCTATAGCAAATGTACTAGGAACATATGAACCAGTAGCTAAATCTTGATAATCTACATAGTCTAACCATGTATCTAAGGTTTTCTTTTCTAAAGCCATTAGTCTACCTCTGCTTCTACTATCTTTTGTTCAGCTATATCTTTAGTAGTAGCTTTACCTTGTTTAATTAAATCTTGCTGTACATTAGCTAATTTAACTAAAGTTTCCCTTAAGTCTTCTATTCCAGTATTCTGGTTCATTTCAATATTAACTAAAGGACCAGCTTTCTCTGGTTTAGCTAAGTGGGTAAGAATACTATCAGCTGCCATGAACCTTACTTTCTCATTCTTACTATTTAGTAAAGCTGCTTGTGTATTAATAGCTTTCTGATAAATATCTTGATTTAATACCCATGTAGGTACAAGTGTTTGCTCTAATATCTTATTAACTAGCTTACCTCTATTGTAGGCTGTTACATAAGCAGCTATATCTTTCTGCGGTATACCTTTACTTACTAATATTTGATACCTTTGAGGGAAAGTCTTTATATAAGAATCTTGATTAGAATAACCCATTAGTTTGTAACTAACATAAATTACAGCATTAAGATAGTCCTCTGTTTTATACCTACCTTCCTGTAATACATTAGTATACCCAAGGAAGTTCTTTTTAATTTCCTCCGTTAATACTGGATCGGTACTAATAGTATTTATCTTATCTACTAACTCTTGGGTAATAGCTCCTCTTAATCTACCCGGCATTACTTTTTTTACTGTTTCTATATTTAACTTTGTATCAGGGGTACCCATACCCGCCTCCTTTATAGCTTTCTATATAGTTATATATTAGGGATTGATTATATACTATTTATATTATATTATTAAGGGCGGCGGGTGGGCATAGGTTTCTTTATCTTTGTTCTATTCTTTACTTCTATCTCTTTCTTTGGTTCTTTCTTTCTCTTTCTTCTTTTCTTTCTTATTTCTTTTCTTTTAAATCAAATAAACAACCAATGAATGTTTAATAAAGAACCAATGACTAATAATCATTAGTTCATTATTCATTAATCATTCATTGTTCATTAGTCATTCATTAAATTTCAAAACGCATTTAAAATTTTCATAAAATTAATATGGGTGCTGTGTATAGGGAGTGGAGAGGGGATTTAGAAGAGGCCCCCCCCCTATTACACTACACTCACACTCTACACATAACACATAGGACACTATGGATTATTGTTGCCCTTTGGGCTTAATGGAGGGTAAGTGCAGGTGTGCTTATCCATTTATTTAGTCATACAAGGAGATACAATGACTACAACCAATGCAACGTTTGGTAACGTTGCAAGAGAAGCTTTAAAAGCAGGCATACAGTCTGCTTCAGTGAATCTACTATCCCTACGTGAGTTAGGTATAGCAGGTTTTTGTGCCTCTGCTAGTTTAAAGCAGATGGCAATGAACAGCCTTTCAAGGGAAAACAAAGCATATGTTCAAATCCAGCTTAAAAAGCTGGATATTGAATAATATGAATACGAGATCTATCCGAAAGGGTAGGTCTCGTTTTATTTTTTAAATAAACACGAAATACACACGAAACACAATACACTAATTTGCTACTTGTAGTGATAACGAATGTATTGTGCTTACTCTTACGAAACGAATTGAAGCCCTTTGGGCTTAGTGGAGAGTGAAGACGAAGACGTCTTCACGGTATGAACCAATGGTGGTTCTACTAAACACAGGTTATATATACCGATGTTTATCTCCATTGTTATTCGGGCAATAATGCCCATTTAATGAACCAAGGAGGTTCACTATGTCTAATTCTAATTCTAAATCTAAAT